ACAGCAAAGGATATGCGTGGAACAATCTCATGTTACAGAGATGGTCTGACCACAATGGACAAGAACATCGTGTGCTAGAAGATTATGAACGCAATCGTCGACTGATTGATCTAAGCCATCAGCCTGATGACATCAAAGAGATAATTGTAAATACCATCACCACTGCTACCGCTGAACAAAAGAATGTCAGTCAAGTTGGTATAAGATTAATCAAGTTCTGTAATCTATGGGATTTGAAAAAGATTGCGGATCAGGCACAGAGCTATGCAGAACCACTCAACGCCAGATACACGAACTCAGAGATTGTGACATCATGATCACACCACAGGAGATAGGAATGACAGACATCCACGCAAAACCCATAATCGCAAATAAATTTTGGATTGTAGAAGAGAACGGTGAGAAAGTTGCCACTCTGAGAAAAGACGATGACAATAGATTTTTCATGAGCAACGAGTCAGGCGTGACCATCTATGAAACCAAAGACAGCCTCACTCGGCAGTTTGGTAAAAAGTTTTTCACTGTAAAGATTGTCAAAGAAGCAGACACAGCACTACCTAATGAAGTTCATGGTTATGCCACAAGTACCGAACCGCACAACGCCATGTTTGACATTAGAAAAAAATTACCTCTATTTACAAAAAGCAGCGATTCAAAAAGTCTTTACTGTGCAGGATATTACTGTATCAAATTTGACAAGGGTTGGGTAAAGAGTTTTTGTCCAAAGAAGATCACTCTTGAGAGGTATCCTTACAAAGGACCGTTCAAAACAGATTTAGAAATGAAACAGGTGCTGGCTAATGTCACAAAATAACTTACCGGACACACTGCCAACTATACAGAAGCTTATTCAACGTACCCAGGTAGCTGAACGCAGCCAACAAAAAGAAATACGGATTAGTCTGCAAGAAGCACGTGATCTAACCACAGAGTTAGCACTGATGACATCTAAACTAGGTCAAACGATCAGCGAAATACATCAAATGCTGGCAGCGATCAAAGAATCTACCACACAAATAGACGTTAAATTCGACGGCGGTCAGTTCTAAAAAACATAAATATATACGTGGTTAATTAGGAAACACGTATATGAGTAGGCCCAAGCCAAAAATTCTTTTAGAATATGCCAGTAAAGAAACCTACAAGGTCGAGCAGATCCTTGACTCAGAAGCCATCTGGGCTGTGTTCTACAACGGCCAGCCATTCAATCTCAAAAGCGGTAGTCTTGTAGCCAGCTACCCTGGACCAAAATATAAAAAAGTTTCATTTTCAAATCCTGGTCACGCACACAATCTTGCCAAAAAGTTGAATAGGCTGTTTAAGACCAAAGACTTTGCAGTTTTCAAGCTCACTGCTGGCGAAGAGATTAAATGACATGAACAAAGATGCCTATACCAAGGCGTTCTTGCAGGCAGCAGAATTACCCGTTGATGAAAAAACAATCAAAGAATACAAGGCCGTATGGTGGTGGAGTTTCCGAAACAAAGATCAAGGCGGTTTACGATTAACTGACCAGGCCTTGAAATTTATTGAAGAATATGCTAAAATAAAAACTTACAAGATAGAATTTCCCAAAGAATTTGCATTTACTCCGCAAGTGCTGCTTTGGTTAGACAATTATATCGATTCACCCTTTTTTGTCAATAAAAAACACATCATAGTTATGAAAGAAAAAGCTGCATTTGAGCTGTATCTACTCAGTGGTGATGTTAGAAAGCTAGGTCACAACAGAGCCATGAGCAAAAGACTTAGCCAAGAATCCACCCCCGAATAATCCCCCTGTATAAATATTTTCACTATGTTTGACCTTAATCCAATGGACGTACTACAACAGCGCAAGCTGAAGACTGTGGCCCCACATTTTACTGAATTGAATATTTCAGATTCTGAAATATTTGAAGGTATCGAAGATTGGATCAAAGTCAAGCTCAAAGGCAGATATTATATCTGTAAAAAACCTGCTCTGGACAAGAGTGGCAATCTCAGATCCACAAACTTTGTGGGATTTGAAGATCAAAAAGAATTGACCTATTTCATGCTTGCATGCCCACACCTAAGGAGAAACTAATGTCAGAAGAAGTCAAAGAAACAGCAGTACCCGCCGAAGCCGCAGCACCGGCAGCAGAAGCACCCGCAGCACAAGGTCCTGATCTCAATATCAGTGATTTGTTGGCTGTGAAAAATATCATAGAAGTTGCAACAAGCAGAGGAGCGTTCAAAGCAGCAGAATTGGAAGCAGTTGGTAAAAGTTTCAATAAACTAAATTCCTTCCTTGAAGCTGTATCTAAAAAGGAAGCCTAAATGAGAAGCTTAAAACACATAGGAAGGATTCAAAACACAGGTGCCAAGGTATTGGTAGTGTTTAGAACTCTGCCCGGAGAGTCAAATATGGCTCTGGTATTACCTGTGGCGCAGTTGCCAGATCAATATCATGATTCAATCATGACTTTGGTAGAAACCGAACAGGCACAGGATGCATTTGAGTTTGGCGAAATCATGCACATACGCCCATTTCCGGATGGCAGACCTATGTTGCGGGCCATGCAGGCAGATAATAGACTGGTAAAAGTAGCTACAGATACCGTGATGATGACTCCTACTACCAACGACACTGTGGTTTTGGCCAATCTCAACACACTAATAGCAGAACAGAAAAATTGTACTGTAGATGATCTATGCACTTTTGTGTCAGGAGCTCCTAAAGAAAAAGTCGAAGTCACTGATGTAGCTTCAGTAAATGACACAGCACCCGCAGTTGATTCCGATATTCCTGCACCTATCAGAGCACAAGCTAATACTAACTCTGCACTCAGTGACAAGGATCTAGCAAAGTCATATCGCAGTCAGGCAGATGCCATGTACAAAGAAGCAGCAAGATTACGTAAAGAAGCAGAAGATCTTGATCCCACAGTCAAGAAGGTTAAAAAGGCAGAAGAAACTGCCGATGCCTAATCCGCTATTCAAACCTCCGCGCCACCTTGTAAAAGAATGGCCGGAGGTTTTTGAAGACCTCTACATGAACACCATGCCTGTGGCCTATCTGGATTCAGTGAGACTGGATTTCACGGATGGCAGAGTGTGGGAGATCGATGTGAAGAATGAATTGATCAAACAGACTCCGGACGGCATTGCCGAGGTACTGCTCAACACACTCAATGAATACAAAGACGAAATCAAAAAGATTGATTTCAAAGTCGATGTAACCCGGCTAAAAATCGATATTGCCAGTGAAACTAATAAACTATTTTAACTGCCATGACAAAAAAGCATTGTTAGTTGGCTGCGGATCTACTAATGACAAAATCTGTATTAATAATTGGCGGAAATGGGTATATTGGTTCAAAACTAATATACGATTTACATAATACCTATAATATACACAGCGTTGACATTTGTTGGTTTAACACCCCGGATGCACATATTGAAGTCCGTGACTACCGACAGCTAACTAAACAAGACTTATCCAAATATGATGCAGTTGTTTTACTAGCAGGTCATTCATCAGTTAAAATGTGTGACGGTCCAGTGTTAGCTAGTTGGATCAATAATGTTAATAATTTTATTAATTTAGTTAGCAAGTTAGATAAATCACAAACATTAATTTATGCCAGTAGTGGTAGCGTATATGGTTCTGGAAATATTACCTCCATCGAAGATGTTACACTACAGTTTAAACCAATCAATAATTACGACCTAACAAAATATTCCCTTGATGTGCAAGCTGAACGATTTATTAAAGACGGCTACAAGATAATAGGGTTAAGATTTGGAACAGTCAATGGATGGAGTCCAAATCTTAGAGAAGAGCTAATGATAAATTCGATGACTAAAAAATCATTGTATGATAACACAATCTCAATTAACAATAAAACAATCACCCGTCCAATTTTGGGTATAAATGATATATCTCGTGCTGTTGTTGCTATAGTAGAAACTCCAGTATCTGGAATTTATAATCTAGCCAGCTTCGCTGACACGGTAGAAAACATTAGTGGATGCGTTGGCAAACTATTGAATGCAACTATACAAGAAACTATTAATGTGTCTGGAGCATATGATTTTGTAATGGATACTAGAAAATTTGAAAGAACATACAATTTTAAATTTAATGAATCAGTAGAATCAATTGTCAAAGAGATGGTTAATAAGTTTGAAAAAACAAATTTTACAAATCGCAACCATTTTATCAAATATGAATAACGCGATAGAAAATAAGTCTTGTCTTGCATGCGGCAGCAATAACCTAGCAGCATCGTTAGATCTAGGCCATCATCCTTTAGCTAATAATTTGAAGAATGAACCTTCAATACAGAACATCTATCCGCTAGCAGTAAATTTGTGTACAGATTGCTATCACCTGCAATTAACACACACTGTTGATCCTGCAATCATTTATTCAAATTATCTGTATGTGGCAGGTACAAGTAAAACTCTTGACCAATACAGCGATTGGTTTGCTGGCTATGTTTCTGAAACATTAGAACGTAAAACCTGTAATGTGCTAGACATCGGATGCAATGACGGAACTCAATTAAATCATTTTAAGAGTCGAGGATTTAATACCCATGGCATTGACCCTGCAGAAAATATCTATCCTACTAGTTCAAAGAATCATAATGTTATTTGTGATTTCTTTGGTCCCGGTATAGTAGAAAAAGTTCATCACAACTTCGATGCTATCACGGCACAGAATGTATTCGCACATAATCCAAACCCTTTAGAGTTTTTAGAAACAGTTAAAAAGTTAATGAGTGAACATACCCTAGTGTTTATTCAAACTAGCCAAGCAGACATGGTGTTGAACAATGAGTTTGATACCATCTATCACGAACATGTAAACTTCTTTAATGTTAATAGTATGAACAAGATAGTTAACAGAGCAGGGTTAGAATTAATTGATGTGATTAAAACACCAATACACGGAAACAGTTACATATTTGTTATAGGTATAAAAGGCAAAGCATACAATATTAAAAATCTAATCAGCATGGAGTCAAAACTTACAGATATGCAGACCTACGTAAATTGGCAAATAACTGTAAAAGAAAATACAACTGAATTAAAATCAGTTATAAAATCTTATATTGATCAAGGTTACAAAGTTATCGGGTACGGTGCTGCTGCCAAAGGTAATACCTTGCTTAACTACATTAATCAACCGTTAGACTTAATTATTGATGACAGTCCTCTAAAGCAGAACATGTATGCTCCGGGTACAAATAGTCCTATTAAATCTATAGAATCTTTAAAAGAATTTAGTAAAGAAGATAAAATTTTGTTCATACCACTAGCATGGAACTTTTTTACTGAAATACAACAACGCATCAAAAAAGTTCGTAACGAACCACAAGATCGTTTCTTAAAGTATTTTCCAAAGGTAGAAATTAAAAATGTATAAGTTTCCAGTAATTGAGTTGGTGGATCGTTATTGTATTGCCAAACTTAAATTTACCAAGCTAGGTGATAACGAAGAAGAACTAGATTTCTACACTGACCAACTGAAAGATTTAGATTTAAATCTAATCCAAGAAGATCTAGATAGACTCTATAATGTACATGCCAGAGTCTGGGAGCTTGAAGATGATTTCAAACGTTATACAGTGGAGCACAAGTATAGTTTAGAAGAAGTGGGTCGTCGAGCAATTCATGTGCGTAACATTTTAAATGAAAGATATATTCTAAAAAATAGAATGGCTGAATTATTAAACGACCCTGTAAGAGAAACTAAGAAGTACGGTTAATTTAGTGGATAGGTCCACTTGTTCTTACTGGCAAGTACGTTATAGTTGTAGACAACTATCTCTTTAGCAAACTGCAGAAACTCTTTTAACTCTTCAGATTGTAAGGTACACAACTTTTTTACTTCTTCCATAATCATAAGAGTTCGTTTGACATCATCTTCTTCTTGATCGTAAGATTCATCAATCCATGGACTGAATGTTTTGTAACCCAAGTCATGCAGCTCTTCTAATGATCTAGGCATTGCAACTAGAATAAACGGGTGTTGATTTACAATAGCTTTAAATGTTTTCTCACTTAATATCCTACCAGCTCCTGTAAAGCCTTCATCACTGAAACCGTTGTATGCCGCAGTTTCTGTAACTAAACTGAAGTAACTATTTTCGTACATCGACAAGTGAACTTTGTTCACTTTAGCAGGATGCACCATATGGTGAGTCTCCGGAGTTGTATCAAGATATATAGGAGTTAATTTACATATATCATCTTTATAGGCACTAAAGAATATACGTAGTTCTTCTCTATCAATTAACTGATTATACCAGTGCTCTGGATCTTGCGTAGGATTATCCTGTAATCTTACATTGTAACTAACATAGCCACTACGTAATAAATTATTGGTCTTTAAAAGAAATTGTATTGCAGTTCTATGTGGCCTCGGTAATCCGTTAAAACTTAAAAACTTTTTAGGATATTCTTTGTATTCTAAAGTATTCTTAGCAGTAGTAAATGAATTTATTACTTCTCTAGCCTCTGCTTCAAACTCGATCATAAATTCTGCTTTAATTTGATCACAATTTTTTTCTTTACTTACAAATAATATTTCTGCAAGGATGTCTGGGCTGTTTGATAATAACAGTATTTGCTCAGGAGGAATATTATATTTGATAACAACGCAGTTATATATGTCTTCAATAATACGGTGGTAACCGTGTTGAGAGTTACAAAGGATAAGTGTTACTTCTTTATTTTTTATTTTTTCTATAATGTCCAATGGTAGTAAACTATCAAGGCAAAATTTAAAAGAATAAGAATTTGCAAATTCTATAAACCAATAATTTTTATCGTCATAATTTCTTATCCAACTATAACGGGGATGGTGAGATAAGAAGACAGTCCAATCAACCGTTGGCGGTTGTTCAAGTGCAGCATGTCGGATGATCGGAACTGCTGTTTTATTTAAAATACTCATTTTTTACTTTTGTTATTAATTTCGTGGGTAAAAATTTTATCTATACTGCTGACTTTTCCACAAGTATCTGCACAGTATGACAAGCGGCCATCTTCGACACGGTCGATGGCCCAGCTATCTGCAAACACACGATCTAAGTGTCCACCATCTAAAATTTCTTCAAGTGTATGTTTTTCTAAACTAAAATGATCCCATCCGTAATCATTCATGTGCTTATGTAGTTGGAGCGTTCTTGTATCAGTATACACTCCATTTAAATGTGTACCAATATAGCAGCACGGCATAACACGACCAAAGTTGTCTACAAAGATTTCTTTTCCGTTATCCCACCCTTTAGATTTACAAGAAATGCTACAACTATTATATTTAGAATTATCTTCTTTTAGAATACGATCTTCGTAGACAGTGTTAACCTGTTCTTGAAAGTAGTCACCTATATCTTTATTTTCTTTTAACCGTTTGTAGTCTTCAAATTTAAAAGTCTCGATATTCATTGGTTCTACACCTACAGGATTTTCTAAGTTTCTGTTCTTAGGATTAGTAGGAGCTTCGATGATGTACTCTAGTTCTCCATCTTTATTTAACACAGCCATGGATTGTAAATGTGTACCGTTATCAACACCAAGTGACTTTTTAGGAACAAATTCATTGAACTTCATCTTTTTTGAAAGTTCTTGTGCTTCAAGTATTTGATGTTCGTTATGTTTGAAGATTAGGTAATCCCATATAGCAGTGCCGCCTGCGTCAATAAATGCTTGAGCATTTGCGATAACTGCATTCCATTTAACTTTTCTTCTATATAGATGATTGGTGTTTTCTAATCCATCAATACTAAAAGTTACTGACCAATAGTTATGCATACTGCGTGGATATTTAGAAAATAATTTTCCAAGTTCTGCCCACCATTCTGGGTTACGCATGCCGCCATTAGTGTTTACTCTGACTGCGGTATTTCTAGATACCTCGTTAATGTACTTACAAATTTCTAACATGTCTTTAGCAGTACACGGATCTCCGTGTACTCCACAGAATAAAATTAGATTACATTTTTTAATAATTTCGGGAGGAAAGTATTTTTTAAATTGTTCTAATGAAATTTGTCCTATTTCTAAATCTGGTCTAGTTAGCGGACTGTTGTTGTATGTTCTAACACACATCGGACATGCGGCATTACATGCATTAGTCAATTCAATGTGCATTTGTTTTAATTCGTGTGTATTCCAAAAATTAGACAATTTATTTTCCAACTATAATTGCATATTCTTGGAAAATTTTATAGAAGTCTTGCTTTCTATAGTCGTCGTGTTTTTTAACCACGCTAACAAAAAGATCCCATTCATGTTTGTTAAAATTTCCGTTCTTGATAAATCCAATAATTCCTTCTAAGTGGAACCATGCATCGGTATATGATTTTGAAATTGTATCTAATTTTTCTAATACTTTTGCTTTGACCTCATCAGGCATAATACTAACATTATAATGTTTAGGCCCATGGACTAAATTTAAATAAAATCCAAATTCATTCCAGTTGCTGTAGTACTCGTCGAGAACTTCTGGGAGATAAAATATATTTAGATTACTAAGTGTTATGCACCAGCTTAGTGATAAATTTTTGTGCTCATGATTAAACAGAACGGCACTTCTCATATTTGCTTTAACTTCGTCCCACACCGCTGGATGTCGCATGTATTCAAATCGATCACCTATACCATCAATACTAAAACTTAAATTTACAGATTTAAAATTTTTAAAAAGTTCTACATCCACTGGCCAAGTTGTACCATTGGTGTTATAGTGTAATTCGATATCATTTGCATACCCTTTATCAACACATATACGAAGTATTTCCCACATCTTTTTACTTAAGAATGGTTCACCACCATAAAAATCAAATTGTTTAATAGTGGATAAATTTTGTTTCAAATCTTCCCAGAACGGACTATCTTCATCATATGTTTGATGATACTGTTTCATATTAGCACTATAGTCTTTAAACGTGATAGTTTTATGATTTAGATCGTAGTCTTCTTTCATCCACATTGAACTAATAGTAGAATGACAAGTTCTACATTTGATATTACATGTGTTCCCCAAGTTTAATTCTAATTTTGCCAATCCTTGGTAAGGTTGCCTTAGGCCTTTGGATATTTCATGATTATATCTGTCGTTATCTCTGACACGTTTACTTTTTCGGCCGCCATCCTCTTCTTCCCAACATAATCTACAACCAATGTCTCTAATTCCATTGTTTAAGTTTTCTCTAATAGATAGAGCTTTAGGATTATTAAAATTTTCAAGAATACTAATTTCACCTAATCTATTCTTACCGCCGTAGTTATTCTGAAACATACAGCACATTTTAGTGCTACCGTCATTGTTTCCGCTCATGCCGTGAACTGCGTTTACACACCATGTATTTTTATTTTTTTCATTTATCATAATTTTCGTATGTTTGTTTACATAGCTGGTAAAACTCTTTGTACTCTGGAAATGTCTTTAACAAGTCTGTATTTAATCTCTTATCATTTTCTGTAAAGAAGCTATAAAAGTCTCTACGGCCTGCACGAATCTTTTCCTCTGGAATAGTTTTGGCCTTCATGTAATCTGTTACACGTAGGAACTTTTCATATTCTAAATCACTTAACCATTCACTGTCTTTGATAAACTGCAATGTATCATCCATATGCTGAATGAAATCGTCTGTGAGAATATTAATCATCCAGTGGGGAGGTTCTTTTAAGTAAGGAGTATCAAACTTAATAGCATCGCGTCCAAATTCTTTTCTCCACTCGATAACTTTTTCTAGCAATGATTTGAAGTTGGTAACACACAACACATTAAACGTACACATGAAGTTCACACTAGTGCCTGTGGCGAGAACAGCTCGCATGTTACGTTCCCAATGAACGCAATCTAAACCTGTACGCATATACTCTGCTTGCTCACCCCAGCTATCTATACTGGTATAAAAACTAAAACTACGAATTTTCTTTTGTTTTAACAATGAACCTACACGCTCGATTAAACTATCAACTTTAGCAAAGCTAACTCCAAGGTTACTGTTTAATGTAATTTCTAAATCAGGGGCCGGTTCTTTTTCCAATAAGTCAAAGAATTGCATCGCACCCGGATTCATCAACGGCTCACCTCCTGTGATACGAAGTGTATGTAAATCGTTCCGCAAACTTGGCCACCATTTCCAAAACGCTTCAATGTAAGGATTCTCGTCCTTGGGACCGTAGTACGAGCCATTGCTCATAAACTCAATGCCGTATTGATTATAAGTTAGATCATAATTACCGTGTTTTTTAATTTCTTCAGTCCACATTGTGCTTGCCTGTGGGCAGCAATATCCGCATCTGTAATTGCATCCGTTGCCAAAGCTGACTTCTAAATACCGTGGATTAATGTGTCGATCCCACGGAAGTTTAGCAACTTCATCAATAATTGGCACACTATAATCACTGCTACTATGAATCATGCGATCGCTGATATGCTCTCCTGGCAAATCTTCAATGTTCCAACAATAGTAACATTCGTCAGGGCGGCCGCCTTCTAACATGGTCTTACGTTGTTGTTTTTTCCAACTAGTGTTATGTAATGCACTTGGATCAACTGCAATTTCTTCTAAACTAATATGATGCGGTCTAGGGTGATAACAACTATGATTATCTCCTGTGTGCAGATACAATGTTTGATGTAGCCATTTCATGGTGCAGAATCCTGGACCTGTGGTGTTTAGTTTGTCTCGTACTGATTTAATATATTGTAGTTTATGATCCATGTGTGTCCTTGCAGTTGTTCCAAAAGTTTGTTAGTTCAGGAAATGTATTTACAAAATTTGTATTTCTACGACGATCTTGTTCTGTAAAAAACATATAAAAATTTTTCATTGCTTTGTTTTTATCAAAATTAGATTCCTGTTTGATCCAATCAATTAATCGTTGAACCTTGCTAACTTCGAAATCTTTAAATCCCTTATGGTGATTAAATAATCCTTCAGTGTTTTCTAACATGTATGTCTTAGCCGTTTCTAGTTCTATAATCATTTCGGGCAATAATTTAGAATTTAAAAAATCAGGGTCTTGTAACTGGGGGATATCAAACCAAATTAATTGACGGCCTTTACTGAATTGGTTTCTTAATTTGTGAATATTTTTAATATATTCTACAAACCCCGAGTAACTCAAGACATTAAATGTAATAATGAATGTTAAGCTATGTTTATCCCCGTTGGCCAAAAAGTCTGTTATGTTCTGGTACAGTAGATCGAAGTCCATACCAGGACGTATATATTCAGCTTGTTTGCCCCAAGAGTCTAAACTACAAAACAACATAAAGTGGTCAATTGCTGATTTTTCAGTGATTTTCTTCAATGATATCATGAACTTATTCCACTGATTTCCTGGTGGACAGCAATTTGATGTTATAGACAGGTTTAAGGCAGGATGTGGGTGCTCGTGTACATAATCAAACATTTTAAAGGTGTTTTTATCCATTAACGGTTCGCCACCAGTCATACGGAATGTTTGCAGCTTTGGGTATACTACTGGCATCCAATCCCAAAATGCTTTTAGGTACGGATTGTCTGGTCCGTTATCGATATTAAGTTTCTTAACCCAAGTAAGGTCATTATGCCACCGATCTGCCAATATAATGGCTCCATGTTGTTCGATGTCTTGTTGCCACGCTGTGCTTAAATGTGGACTACAATAACTGCATTTAAAATTGCAGGCCTGATTAAAATTTACTTCTACATATCGAGGTATTGCATTACCTTCAAACCCTAAAGCTCTAGCTTCGTCTATCAACCCTTCTTCATAGACATCTTTACTACGATAAGCACGATCACTTAATTGATTTCCACTGTCTTCTATCTGCCAACAAAAATTGCACTCGTCTGGTCTCTGGCCGTCTAACATTAATTTGCGTTGTTCTTTTTTGTGTTTAGTATTATGTAATGCACTTACATCTATTTGAATTTCTTCTAACGGAACTTTATGACTACGGGGATGATAACAACTATGTGTTTGCCCGGTCGGAATATGTATGCTCACATTAAACCATTTTGCTAGACAAAAACTAGGACTGACTTCATTTAATTCTTCAAACACTTTTCCAGCATCGTGAAAATACTTAGACTGGTATCGTCCATTAATTTTAACCAACTCGTTGCCTTTTATGTTTTCATTTAGAGGCATCAAATTTTTCCTTAATCCAATCAAAGTCATTGATTCGTCTTAACTCTTCTAGATTGTTTTTATTGTCTAACCCATATTGGCGGCCGGCCTTTGCTCCTGCTATAGCGTATTCACCAAACGGCGCTGCTTGTCCTATAGTACACCACACATCTAAACGTTGTTGTGTTTCTTCTTCGAACTGTCTTTCAATAGTGCGGCTAGCCAATTTACAACATTCTCTAAATGCTGATCGCCATGTAGTGAATTCATCGGTGTTAAACGAATTAATGTTAGATACTTTATCCACAGCTTTAAACTTTTTAGATATACTAGTTGTCATGTCAGATGTATTAACATCCATATTCAATGTTAAATGACGGGGTAATAGTTTAACTCCGCCATTGCCATATTCTAAATTGTTGATGGGATTCCGACTTCTCCATACATGCACACAGTCTATATCATAACTTGACATAACTAAATCAAAATTAAAATCATCTTCAATGACCGCATCGCCATCGACTACCCATATCATATCAGTGTCACACATCTTTGCTGCATTAATATGAGCGTTGTGAATTCCTTTTATACCATGCACTCTTTTTGCTCTAGGACATATATCAAGCAATCTAAGATAATTTTCTTCAGCGTTGGCTTCATTATAAGATATAAACACCACATCATATATATGATGCTTAGATACTATAACATCGTGTTCTTTTTTCTCAATTAAAAACCTGTGATTAAACTCTCTCTGGCCGATAAGTTTGTCTTTAGAAAATAAAATAACACCATTATTGTAAATTTCTGAGTCGTTAAACATGTGTTTAAATGTATGGTTTTCTTTACGATCGTGATCGTACTTTCCATCGTTGGGATCAAAGTATAAATTAAAAACTGTATTATCAGTAACTTCTATTTCAGGCCATATTCCCCAAAACATAGGTTGTGGTTCATTGTTGGCAATTTCTACATATTCATCGTAGGATGATAAAACGTATTTGTTGTACCTATACCGACTAACGACTAATGGATGTTCTTTTTTATCAATTAGGTATCTACGATTAAATTCTCGTTCTGAAATTATTTTTGTTGTAGAAAATAAAACTAGTCCACACAAATATGTTTCTTTGTCATTACACAAGTTTTTAAACACATGGTTTTCTTTACGATCGTGGTCATATTTTCCATCATTAGGATCAAAGTATAAGTCAAAAACAGTTTTATCGATTACATTTATTTCCGGCCATATTCCCCAAAACATTAGTTGTGGTTCATTGTTGGCAATTTCTAAGTATGCATGGTAAGATGATAAAATGTATGTGTTGTATCTATAGCGACTAACAACCAAATCATGTTCTTTTTTATCAATTAGGTATCTACGATTAAATTCTCTTTCAGAAATAATTTTTTCTTTTGAAAACAAAACTAGTCCACACAAATATGTTTCTTTGTCATTACACAAATTTTTAAACGCATGATTTTCTCTACGATCGTGATCGTACTTTCCATCGTTGGGATCAAAGTATAAATTAAAAACTGTATTATCAGTAACTTCTATTTCAGGCCATATTCCCCAAAACATAGGTTGAGATTCGTTTTCAAAAATCTGTAGGTATTCATCATAGGTTGTTAAATTATATCTAGGGTAAACATAACGGCTAACAATCAAATCATGTTCTTTTTTATCAATTAGATATCTACGATTAAATTCTCGTTCTGAAATTATTTTTGTTGTAGAAAATAAAACTAGTCCACTTAGATATGATTCTTTATCATTACACAAATTTTTAAACACATGATTTTCTGATCTATCATAATCAAAAGTTGGGTTATTAGGTTTAAAATAAAGATCAAAAATAGATATATCTATTATTTCTATTCCAGACCAAACGCACCAAAACATGGGCTGCTGGCTAGTATTAATAATTTCTAAATATTCAGCGTAATTATTAATAGTATAAACAGGATATTCAAATTTACAAACTACTATATCATGTTCTTTTTTGTCAACGACATATTGTCTCATAAATTCTTTTTTGGACAACGGTTTAAATTTACTGCAAAGAATTATACCAGTTAGGTAAAGCTCTTCGCCGTTGCACAAGTTTTTAAAAACATGATTTTCTCTACGATCATAACTGTTATGATGACTAAAATATAAATTAAAAATTTCGTTGTTTAAAATCTTGATTCCAGAAGACACTATCCAAAACATGTCATCTGTAATTGTTTGGTATTCCTCAAACGTCGAAGGATAATATTTTTTATATTGCTTTGGTGTACTAGCAACTGTATCAATTTCTTTTTTTTCTATAAAAAATCTGTTAGAGAATTCTCTTTGAGAAACTGTTAATGATTTAGGAAATAAACACACTCCGTCATAGTGTTCACCGTTTTTAAAAACATGAACATACATGTCGTCCCACTTGGTAACATTGTAATCTAGCAAATTAAATGACGTTAACTCTACATCGTCCCAGATAACCCAGAACATTTTTGTAAAAGATTTAGATTGTATTTCTTTGTATGATTTTATGTTTGTGAGTTGTTGAGCAAGAGGATACCTAGACTTTATTGTTTTCCAGTCCTTGTCATTTCCGTTGCTTGCCGAAACATAAAAAATATCATACATTCGCAGGTACCGGCATCTTAAAATAAGTGTCGTTTAAACTCATGGTTTCATTATACAAATCTAAAGTAAATTTACTTTGCTGTGCGTCAAGGAACGGCCAATCTAATCCTAGACCCATTTTTATTTTTTCGCCTAAATTTTTAATTTCTTCTACTAGACCAGTGCCGCTAACATCTTCATATGGTTTGCCGTATTGAAAATAAATGTCTCTAAGGATTTCAAAATCTCGAACATCGACATAATTCCATTGTGTGCAGTTGGCCATCCATGTTCCTAATCTAGCACCGTACACAGCATAAATTCCGTTTTCTTCGTGAGCACCAACTGTTGACCACATGCGCAGTCTATGGATATTGTGCCACCATATGCGTTCTTTGATTTCCATAGGTGGAACTTTGACACCGTCAAGTAAGGTCATTTTAACACCTTCACGAAATCCTGCTCGCCATGCCTGAAATGGTGATCCCGTAATAACACTTTCACTGAACGCCAATGGAAAATTTCTATATCCATCTTCCCAACAAAAATCTACCTGGCCACGATCGCTGTTGGAATTTTCATGTGTCTTCATGTTGAGAACAAAATCTTTACGCCAGATTTTCAATCCACCATTACCGTAACGTAATCCGTTGATTGCATTTCTACCGCACCAACCGTAGACCTGTATCTTAGGATCACTCATATCAAGGTCGATGTTAAAAAATCTAGGATCTACAATGTTGTCAGCATCAACAGTAATAAACCAATCTGTTTCACTGGCCTCTGCTGCGGCTTTATGGGCGTGGTCTGATCCTTTGACTCCGTGAATACGTTTAGCCCAAGGAACTTTGTTGCATAGATCCGCATAATGCACATCAGCATTAGGTTCGTCATAGCTAAGGAAAATCACATCAAATTCTATAACTTTCATTTATATTCTATCAAATAGTTTTTAAACAATCTACGTGTATACACGCTGAATCTATCATATTCTATGTTTTTAATTGTTACATTATGACCTACTAATTCATTTAGTTTAACAGAAAACATCTCAAAAATCAAGTTAGGATCGTTGTAATCGGTGATTAAAAAATCCATGTCGGTAGTACCGTCCCAAATAAAGTTTCTTGCGTTGACACTGCCTTTGTGTTTTTTGGTGCCGCCATATTCAGCAGACAGCTGAACTTTCAAACATTTGCTTTTTGAATTATATGTTAGATGTATGTCAGATTTGAGTTCTTCCGAATATTTGATGTCGAGAATTCTGTGCAACATATCATCTAATTTATTCAGTGTCTTTTTTTCAGCTATCTCTAACTGTCCTGACTCTGCATTTATTTGACAATTGTGTATCTGTGTTTCAGCTGTGATTATAGATTCAGCAATTTCTTGTGGTATCTTCACTACATTCTTTTGATCTGTAAAAGCATGATCTGGTCCTACACTGATCACTTGACCTGTGCTTGGATCAAACACCGCTACGTACTGTGTGATCGGTTGTTTGTATTCTCTTAGCCAGTTGTCAAAATCTTCTATAGTTTCCATGCTTTGGTCTCCAAGATATGTATGCACTCATCTGTGATTTTATTTTTCTCCACATAATGCACAATATCATTTTGTTGAAAATTTCCTATCTTTAATTTAGCATCTGCATTGAGATAAAATCCCACATGGTCACTCCAGGTGTCGGCGGGCCAAGGCCAGTTTTGCAACATTGGTTTCATATGAACTACCCGAGGAAAAGGTAGATCGTACGCAATGTCATCAGTGATATCTAGTATTTTAGCAGCCAGGGCAAACGCCTCATCTGTGCCAATCACCTTGGGTCTGTGTTCACTTAAAAACTGATTAGTGAATTCACAGGGATTTTTTAAAATCTGTCGTCCTAATTCGAAAAATTCTCGGCATAGCACAGATTCTTTAGAGAAAAAAGTCCACATGGAGTATAAATCTGGTAGGCAATTTCTGTCAAAAGTTTTTCTATATGTGCGATCTGTGATTGATTCACCTCTGTAGGTGTAGACCTGATTGGCCACATATAACTCGCTGTTGGCAATAAAATAATCAATCCAGTGACTGTAATCTCGTAGGAATAACATGTCAGCATCAAGACAAACTGTGTGATCAAACGGAGACAGTTGGTCCATCCACGATCTACCATCCCAATATTTCTCTTGGTCCCACTCAATTACAGTGTCAAACACCCACGGACTTAACAGTGTCGCAAGTGATTCTTTGTTGTCAATTATCAGTGCCACCCTGTCATAACCTGGTTTTTGTGTGGTTTTTATACTCAGAGCCAGAGCATAGGCGCACTTGAGATAATCAATGTCATCATTGTGTGATACAAATAACAGATATCCAAAATTCATATCAACTCCATTAACTGTTGTTGATGTCTCAATATACTTTGTTTATTCATCACATGTATATCAACTCCAGTCACTGATGCTGCACAATATGTGGCATCCAATCGATGATCAATCAAGAATATTAATTTGTCCTTGTCGACAGCTGTGAGTATATCTTTGTCCATCACTGATAACACAGGTGGCAGTGTCGGTGTGTGCATGTTCTCAAATCCATCTAGCATGTGTTTGGCAACACTGAACGCAATGTCATTTCTATACTGTCTGTGATCGAATTGAAAGACATCAGCATAGTGCTTGTAATTTTCTTTGATTAAATTCACAGTGTCAAAAAACAGTTTGGATTGTGGATTTTTTGTGAACATCACCGTGGTTGCCCAATACATTTTACAACTGGTTTCACAAACATATCTATCAAGGTATCCTAATCTATCTTTGCTGTAGATATCGTTGATTGAATCACCTATCATTACGTCAGCTTCCACATTCCAATATTTGTTTAGATTGTCACTGAATATTAAAAAATCACTGTCTATCAGCAGTGTTCTATCATAAGGCGTGAGGTCCCATACAGAGTGTCTGTTGGTATTACAAAATGGTATTTTTTTATTGATTACACCGTCGTGTAATCCACGTTGATTATCCGTAACAGGTTTGTCTACAATTATAACATGTTCAAATACTGTTTCAACCTGCTGCCATGTGCGTGATTCGATCAACCATTCCTTGGTGCTGAGATCTGTGACCAATGACACTGGTACATGAAGATGTTTTTTTGCAAGCCCGCCACTGATCACTGCTAATAATCCGTAATCTACTTCACGATTATTGTGCGCGAAAATTAAAATACCATTGGTCATTGTGAAATAAGTTTTTCTACAGATCTAGATTTCTTGATCTTATCAAATTCTTGAAAGTATTCATTAGTGACTTCGAAATATCTACTGAAGATTTCATCACGAAACGTTTCTAGATTCTCTATCAATATGGGATTTTCGTTGCTGTCCAACAGCACAGTTCCAGAAACTCTTCCTTTGGTACACAACATTTCAACAAATGTCAACAGGGTTCTATCAATAGTAAATAGACCCCCAGAAAAACCATACATTAGTTTGGCAGCTGTGCGTTCTTTGAGAATTTTTTTATGTATTGAAAAAGTTTGCTGATAATTAGCAAAATCCAATACAGCTTTCAGCTGTGCATTCATGAGTTCTCCTTGATAAACTGCGTAGTTTATTTATAGAGAATCGTGTGGTGTGGAAAAATTACGAGCCAGTGACAGCGCCGATTGCAATTGTGGGTTGAACCACTGTGAATGCTGCGCTGCTGGGAACCATGATACCTGTGGCAAATAGTGTAGAAACACTCACAGAGAGAGTACCATCTATCACATCACCCGGCGGTGGGTTGGGGTCAAATCCTGCTCCCGAGTCTGTGTATCCGTCTGTGAACAATACTCGTATTTCACCGCTAGCCGCTGTGCCTCCGCTGTTCGACGTTACATCAACACATCTGGTTTGTAGGCGGTAGTTGTTGGATCCATAAGGACTGCTGGCTGTAGCTGTGTAAAATGTCTGGAAAGTGCTAGTGGTTTTATACCAATTGGTGCCATCGTTAGGGGTGGTTCCTGTGCTAGGCACAGCGCCACCAAAGTTCTGTGTGCCTGCGGCGCTGAGAAGAGTTGTCCAACTGGTGTTTTGAGCAGTGCCTGCTCCGCCAGTTCGGTTAGCACTGATCCTAATTTTACCGCCGCTGTTGAACCAATATCTAGCATCATTGGCATTACTCCAATAAAACTGTATGACACATTCGCATTGACTAACCCATGATGTGGTTCTGTTTGATGTGGTCACCGCAGTGGTAGCTGATTCACTGCCAGCCACTGTGAATCTGTTGGTGGTGATATTGTCTGCCCAATCATCATATTGTTTCTGTGGTACATCAAGGCTTCCGGTATCAGGAGTAAATGAACCGGTATATCGGATAGTGTTGCCTTCTGAAACCACAGCTGTAGTCGGATTAGATCCGTTGATGTGCTTGTAGGCATTGATGATGTCAAATCGTAGATTTGCCCACTCATTAATAGTGACTTTGGTGCCTTCTGCCACAGCCGTAGATACTATTCTAGCCTGTTGACCATAGCCAGAATTTCCACTGCCGTTGCCTAACACAGCAATAACTTTGTTTCTAATTGAATTGTAGTCTGCTTGGACTATTATACTGTTAACAGCTGGCATGAGAATATTTAAGAGATTATGACGCTACAATGCTTGAAAGTGAATACGATGGACCTGTGACTGTGAAACTGCCCGATGGTTGTAACAGTCCTGAGGCTTTGACTTCAGCTACATTTACAGTCAACGTGCCTTCAACAGAATCGCCCGGAGCGGTTGCAGGAAATGGATCCACATACGCATCAGACAGAGTGATACGTATCTGCACTTGGGTAGCTGTGCCTGTGGAATTATTAGAAACATCGGTTTTGGCTTCTAGTCTATAATTGTTAGCAGAATAAGGACTACTAAGTGAATCTTGATAGAATATCTGGTATACATTAGTCAATGTATAGTAATTGATAATTGGATCCGTACCGGCTCCGAAGCTGCGTGTGCCAACACTGGCTAAAAAATTCACCCAGGCGTTGACCTGCGGAGTTGCTGCGCCAGCTATGAACAGAGGTGTGATTCTGATTTTTCCTCCACTGTTGAAAAAATGTCTAGCTACGGTAGCGTTCGAGAAGTTACACGTTAGAGTGGTCTGTGCTTGTGTTGACCAAGGAGTGCTATATGTCTGCGTGGCCTTGGCAGTGACTACGGATTGATTATCGGCGACATTGAATCGATTTGCAATAGCCTGTTCTAACAATATGTCGTAATTTGTATTTGGCGAGCCTGGTCCAAACCCAATTGGATCACCGACGGCGACTTGGACAACCGGAGGAATTATCCCATCCTGATGCAGTTTTATATTGATAACATCGAATCTCAACAGATCCCATTGTGCTTTGGTAATTGAATTGCCGATGAAAACATCTGCAGATTGCACTGTCTGACCATATCCCCTAGTGGCAGATCCGGTGCCTAACAAAGACTCAGCTTTGTCTTGTATAGTCACATACTGTGAAGCAAATACCGATGTTCCGCTAGTCATTACAGCACCAATACTTCAATTGTGTTATCGGCCCGTGCGCCTGTTGATTCCAAGGCAATAGCAAACACATTAGCATAGTTACCGTGAGCTGCCATAGATGTACCGTCTGGTCCAGCAATCAATCTATCGCCTTTCTGCACCGAACCGTAGGTCTTGCATGGTACCCTGCCTTTGAGAGCAATATATATTCCACCCTCGAGATCTTTGTTCATCATAAAAGCAGGATCTGCACTGACTACTCCGATAGCGCGAGTGTTAACATCGCTGGCTGTGACTTCTTTGGAGCCGCCTATTATAACCACTGTGCCTGGCACATAATCTTTATCTGCTAGATATTTTTCTGCTAAATCAGCATAACGAGCAGCTGTGGCTGTGCCATTAAAAATGTTTGCTGTGATATTACCACTAACATCTCTTGCTGCGATACTGTATGCTGTTGCAGTGAGTCTAGCGGTTCTATACTGTGTACTAACAGTGCTGTCATTCCATGTAGGATCAACTCTTGCGTTGATTCTATCAATAAAAGTTCTATCAACATTATCTGCAATACCAACAAATTGATTTGCAACTAAATTACCGCTGGAGTTTCTCACAGCTATTGTTGAAATCGCTGTTCCTGGCACAGTAGCACTGGGTTCCAAATTGTTCAGTTGACTGGCGTTTACCGCTGTTGAAGCAGACCCTGTGACTGATCCAGTAAGAGTACCAACAATGTTAGCACCAGCAAATCCTATCTGTTTTGTTGCCGCATCTATCATTGCTGTGTTGTCATTGGCCAGCACATTGCCTTTGTGACTGCCTGTGGTATTACCAGTAACTGCTCCAACCAACGAGCCGTTAAATGTAGTAGCATATACATTGCTCCACAGTTTTGTAGTTGACCCTAATGTGTATGCGTTGGTAATACCAGGTTCTACCCCTGTGGATTTCACCACGGCAATGTCTCTTTCATCGGTGATATCTGTCACTGTGATTCTAAATGTTATATCATTGCCTAGCCGATTTTCAACAATTACATCGCTACCGTCTTCGACTCGTATTCTAAGGTCATTGCCATCGCCGACTTGAAATCCAGGGTCACCAAAACTAACTTCTGAAATGAATGCACTTTCTCCCGTTTTAATATATTGATCGGCTGTGAAACCACCTAGTTTACTGGCATTAGATGCAGTGCCCCAAAAGACAAAATCATCTGAAGATACACCAGTCTGTGATTTAACTAAAGTTATACCTTTCTTGATCACTGTGAAATCGTCAATGGTATTTTTAGCAGAGTCAAGAGTGAATGCAGTCTTGCTGATCACAGCTATGGTTTTGCTGTCTGCTATGACTTTGAGTATGGTGTGAGGACCCTCTGCAGTGGCCAGTGTTCCATATACCACTGCGGGACTGATAATTGATGTGCCTAGATCTGGGCTGGCGATAGGACCAATTAAAGTGAACTCAGAACCGGTATATGTGTATAATTGTTTGGCAGCTGTGTCCCACCAAAAATCTCCCACTGACAATCCGCTGGGAGCTGACGCACTAGCTTCTGCCCCACCTGCTGTTTTAAACTTGGCTCCATCATAGAACTTGAGTTTTTTTGCAGCTGTGTCAAACCAAATTTGTCCGGTTATGGCTTTTGGCGGTGCTGTGATATTTGCGAAATTTTCCAATAGATGCACAAAATTTTCATTCTGCACTTCACCGTAGCCTGCGTAATTTTTTCCCACCAATCTAAGATCAGTAGTGGTGTCTATTGTACCGTCAGCTACAGACGTTATAAATACCCCATTAAATTTGTTGACTTCGTATGCCATGCTGTGGACCCCTAATATCTTGTATTTATTGCTGTGATACTACACGAGCTGCTGCGGCTTCACGCTGCTGTTCGAGTTGTATGTATTCTGTATCTGATAGACTTGTGGCGATATTCAGTGCTTTCTGCCTTAAATGTCTAAGAATCTTCCAATCTGTGTTATTTAAAAATTCGCGTTCTTGTGCGTTAGCCAATTCCGTTGTCTTTTGTGCTGCAACATTCTCTGCTACTGGTTTGACAGTGCTATCAGCAACATCAAAATAATGTGTTTGTGCTCTAAGTTGCTCGGCCTGGGGATCTGTGATTTCCTGCAGCCTTACAGTGCTAGGAACACTAGGTAGATAATTTAATATCGCTACTACGGTGTTATTTTCTATACAGACATAATGCATGATTAACTCCAAATGGCCAAATAATTTGCTGCAGGTGTAGACCTCTGTTCTGTATTCTGCACGTATACCCTGATTCTATCAGCGAGATAAGAATATGTGCATCTTATCGAATCATTACCGTCGACCCCGCCGGCATAATGAATTACATGTATAGACGGTATGAATGCTATAATATTTCCCATACTTTTTCCTGCTGGGGGGAATACATCAAAAAAGTTTGCACCATCGTTGAATGATCCGACTTGATTAGTGAATCCCGACGTGCTGTATGACACGCCGGATATGAATGTAGGCAATGTCGGTGGCGTTGAGATGTCTGCTAGCGTAGCAACTCTACGCCAACCACTCCACTCAGATGTGTTACTAGTGTCATCATTGACTCTGAAATACAATCCCGAAGGAGCGGATTCTTCAGAATTCCAATTGAATGCTAACTGTCCAGAATATACTCCACTAGGACCGTTTACAGTCACTCCTCCAAAATATGCGCCTGGAAAATCAGTGCTTGAATAAGCTGAAAATCCTCTAATTGTTCTTTCTGGAAAACTCTGTGGCCCAGGACTTTGAATTCCATTAGAAAATACATCAAAGTATTTTGCCGACGAAACTACCGTGTCCACATAAGTTTTATTAGCAACATGGCTGCCCGATGTCGGTGTTGCGGCAGCAGTAATATTGCCCCTAGTAATTAAAACTCCGCCGGCAGCATCTAATTCGATAATGTCGTCGGCATCATTGTTTACATATAGTCTTAGCCTTTGAGCTTCACCGCCGCCGGAATACATATCAATTCTTCCAACATCACTGCCCCCTCCAAATTGATCATTTGGCCAGCTTATTACACCGCTGGTAGGCAAACTTAAATTTGCTGATACTGTGCCTGCTGAAAAATTGCCGCTGGCATCACGTGCTACCACTTTGCTGGCTGTGTTAGCTGATGTCGCATCTACAGATATTGTCACAGGTACTGTAGAATTAAATAGGTTCACACTACCGCTGGTAGTGCTGTTGACCATGTTGATAAAGCTGCCTTTGTTCAACTGCTCTAAGGTCAGTGGTTCCCATGCCGGACCACCGGGTCTAGCTCGTAGAACATAGTTGTCTGCGCCTAGTCCCAAGAATCCTGTGTTACTTGTACTAGTCTGCACGGGTATAGCACCGAGACCTCCGCCTGCTAGGTTGGTCGCACGTAGAGATAACGTGGCTGAATCAGCATTACCGAAAAAATTGTCTGCATAGATATCAGCAAATCTGTATCCTGGAATTCCAAGATTAGTGGTGTTACCACCAATCAACGCAGGCGATTCCGGGCCGCCCAAACTCAATGATGTTGCAGAGTCTACAAAGTTTATGTCTGGTCCAGTTGGCCCCATGTCAAAATTCAATCTTCCTGTGACTGATCTAATTGTAGGTATACTTGAGTCCACCGACAATCTTAACTGACTTCCACTACCCACAAATATACCGCTATCATTCACTGTCAATGAATCTAATGTGCCCACTTGTGTTAGCGCACTCAATGTCACGGAGTTGTTAAGACTGTTACCAGTCAATGTTCCGGCACTAGCTGTGACGGTGATGTTAGAAGATCCGTCGAATCCCACACCATTTATAGTTCTAGTGGTGGCTAATCTTGTGGCCGAGGCTGAATTTCCAGACAACTGTGCGCCAATAAATTGCGTGGCCTGAACAGTATTGAAAGTACTGATTCCGCTAGTTGCCGTTACATTGCCAGTAAGATCTCCAACAAAATCTGCTGTTATTGTACCTGCTGAAAATCCACCCTGTGAGTTTCTGGCAACTATCTTGCCTATGAGATTAGCGGACGATGCATCCACATTCCACGTTCTTTCTACCGCACCATTGAAATCTGATCCTAGAATGTAATCACCTTTTTTCAATGTATTGGTGGTGTTTGCTGTGATTGTGATATCTGACGCAGCTGAAAATGGTACTCCGTTGATTAATCTAGCTGTTGCTAACTGATCAGCCGTGGCAGCATTGCCGGTTATACTACCATTGATCTTAGCCGTGCTAGAAAGATTGATTCCTATGAATAGACTGTTGCTGAAACCTGCAACTGGGTTGTTTGTATTGATAGTAAAAGCAGCCGCAGTGCAGATAGCAAATATCACGTCATTGGTTTCTAAAAATATCACTGGACGAGGATTACCGGTGCTGTCATCCAAGGTCCCTGATCTTGCTTTGGTAGACCCAAATCCAGTAACAGATTCTGGTCCTATCAATTTCCACTCTGTGCCGGTATATGCAAACAGTTGATTGATAGGAGTCTTAAACCATAGAGCACCGGCGTTGGTGTTTGTAGGAGCTGTCGGACTTACACTGGCAGATCCTATGGGGTTCCATTGTGCGCCATCATAACTGTACGCGGTGTTGTCTGTGGTGCTGAACCATATCTGACCAACTAATGGCCTTGATGGTGGCGAATCGTTGGCAAAATTTTCCAAGAGAAACACAAAATTTTCATTCTGGGTTTCTCCATAGCCCACATAGTTTCTACCAACCAATCCAAGACTGGTGGTGGTATCCAGGGTGCCGTCTGACAGCACCACCAGTTGTTCACCATTGAACTTGTTAATTACATAGGCCATTTATGCCGCTCCTAGTTCATTATGGAGGTAATGATAGATCTGACTGCCATGTCCACACTCCTCCAGATATTTGAAATTCTTTGATAATTCTTGTTACCGATACACTTGCCGCAGCTATAGTTGCTGTGGGGAAACTGATGTTAGTGATTGCTAGACTACTGGCTCCACCTAGAGTAGTTAGAAATGCCGCTGTGGAAATTGCCGGTGGCAAAGAATTAATTTCCAAAGACTGCGTATTATTGCTGATTAAGTTACATAAGATCCTAGCATATGTACCTGCTCTATACTCACTCACAGGAGCAAGATTATTTAATATATTTGCAATAATGTAAGAATTAGATTTACCGTCAGACAAATCAATAGCAAAAATCAAAGGTCTCGATTCCACTTTGTTATCTGCATACTCTTTAGTAGCAGCGTCTTGGGCAGATACAGGGTCTTGCATGCCTGTGATTCTAGGCGAACCGATCAGTGCTACGTTTCCAGAACCATCTGGTTCTAATTCAATGTCAAAATTTGTGCTTACAGTGCTGATTCTATGGTTTTCCAATCTCATCTGAGTGACTGCCGGAGCCCCTGGTCCGATGTTGACTACAGTCTGAGTACCGAAAGAACTAACTCCCGGAATACTTGTGATAGCGGATCCTAGACTGTTACCATCTATTACCTTGGTACCACCAATATACACTGCTCGACCAGCAGCTAAATTCAGTGTCTCGGATATGTCGAGCCAATTACTACTATTGCTGTAGGCTATGGTTTTGTCTGTAGATGCTTTGATAGTGATGCCTGCACCATCGGCTGTGACGTTTGTAGGGCTAGCAACATTAGCTATGACTATGTTTTTGTCTTCTATTGCAACTGCGGTAGTGTTTATGGTTGTGGTTGTACCTTCAACTGTAAGATTGCCATTTACCACTAGATTTCCACCCGTGGCCACTGTACTATCTATGAATCCTGAATATAGACTCACAGTTCTTGTAGATGCATTGATCTCAAAAGCTGTTTCCTGCGTAATGCCTTTGCGCACACTGAACTGAATGTTCCTATCCGTCGCAGAATTGCTTAATATCACATTTCCAGTGTTGACAAATAAATTTGCCTGACCGGCTGAACCTACTACCACACCCAAGTCACTGGTAATCTGTAACTGACCATTTATACTGTTAGATGTATCAGTTCGAACATACGTAGTTGCTGGTGCTCCTCCTAAACTATCACTGTCAGTGCAGGTTGCACGTATTTTAAAGTTTGCCAAAGACCCGGCATTGAATCCAGGTGCAACACTACCCGTAAATCCTATAATTTCTATTTTAGGAGTAAAACTGTCTTTGGAAAAAATTCCTAACAGTACACCATTATTGTACAGACTAGTTACTACTCTAGTCTGGTTGAGTGTATCTAGAATAGTGTCAATTCTAAGTCCACTAATCCCTTGCACACTGCTGTAGGCTGGTGCAAGCAACACAGCAGTAGTACCATCAAAAAAGTATAATTGTTCCCCAACATTATCATACCAAAGATCGCCTGCAGCCAGCGTAGCTGGTTGAGAGCTCGATACAGTGGCTGAACTTACAGGAACGAAAGTAACACCGTTGTAAACTTTTAATTTTGCTTGACTAGAGTCATACCATATTTGGCCTTTTATAGGATGTATAGGTGCAGTGATGCTGGAAAAATGCTCTAACATTCTAATGAGATTTTCGTTGAATGCTTCACCAAATCCGCTGTAATTTTTTCCTATAAGAGTAATATCAGTAGAAAGACTGTCAATCTGTCCGTCTGCCACAGTTGCTACAATTGTACCGTCAGTTTTATTAATTTGATATGCCATATTTTACTCTGTTAAAAAGCTGGTGGTCCTGATCTTATGATATAATTCAATGCCAAGAAAGGATTCATCAATCCTACTGGTGTAGCTAATGTCACACCCAAGGGTTTTTTTACTCCGCCACTGTCTTTGAGATATTGCGCTTGTCCAGGGGCTGTTGGCCCAAGTCCGGAAGTTGCCAATGGATCCAGTGTTGTAGTTAACGCCACTGCCGAATAATCTTGTGTAGAGGTCGACAGAGTATGACTGTGTTCTGGTAAATTTGATAACGCTAGTGTGATAGAACTTTGTCCTGCTGCTCCGCCAAGAATCGTTGCTTGGACGTCAGGAACACGACCCGCCGTGCCACCTCCTGAATCCACATAACCGCCCGTTACAATCGGCACGGTGCCTGCATTATCCATGTTGTCTCTGCCAAGTGGAAATCTACCCCTAAGATCAGGAACTCGAAATGTGTTTACTCCTACTAATGCCGCAGAACCATTATATCCGTTACCGATGATGTCAAACAGATCTGAGAATTTTGCTCGTTCAATTTCTGCTCCGTCACAAAGTAAATAACCGCTAGGAGCATTTGCCCCTGCATAAGGTAGAATAGCTCCTATTGGTACTGCTAGATCGCCAAGAAAAACTTCTCTGGTTTGTTTAAGTAGACCAGAACTAGCCAACGTACTTTCACTAGGTCTGTAGGTTAAAACAAAATCGCCTTTTTTGCCAATATTAGGTGTGGGGGTATCTTTTCCTGCAATAATGTTCGCAGTAAGAGTGGCATTAAGAATTTTTGTAGAACTGCCTACTTGGCCGTCAAATTGCACAGCAGGTGAAATAACATCACCTGCTAATTGAAAACTAGTAGTTGTGCTGAGCGCAGTAGCAGTATTGGCGTTGCCACTGATGTTGCCCTCAAGCACTCCCTGTATGGTGTCTGCTATAATTGTTTTGGCACGTATGTTGTTATAGCGTCGTGTAACGGTGCCTATATCATATGTGTTAGTGGTTTTTGGAACGATGATATTTGTCTGCAGGGGACCTGTGACGTCAGCGCCATCACCAACAATAATATTTTTAGCGACCGCAATGCCGCCTTGTGTAATGATACTGCCATTATTCAAATTGGTACTAGCAGCAGTATTAGTAGTGATAAAGGATCCTGTAATTTTGGCATTGCCTTGTATATCCAACACCTCCAGTGGATTACTTTGATTAATACCGATTTTGTCGTCGACGATCCTCAAGATTGTTGCCGGAATACCATTGCGGTTTGTCTGAATATCAATAGAACTACCAGCAGATGAGTTATAGATATTACTAGACGTTGCAGTAGCCGATAACTTGAATGTTTCGTCGGCTCCGATTGAAATACCGTTGTTGTTTTTTATTTTAATTTCAAAATTTGTGGTATTAATTACGTCTGATCTAAGAAATTTGCCTGCTTGTACTTCTACACCAGAAATAGATAGTGCTTCTGCATTTCTTGCTGTACCATTCAGCACAGGTAAAAACCCTCCCACGAAATTTGCGATTTCGCCCGAAGTAGCAGGAGCACTGATGTTTATACCGGATTTAATAATATCAAATCCTGTTATCAAAGTCTTTGGTGTAAAACTGTCTTTACTGAATACAATCACAGGAATGTCAGCAATATAAAATGTGAGAATAAATCTGTCTAAATTATCAGCATCGGCAATTTTTTCTATTACCGGTCCGTATCTCAGGCCGCCGACTGAACTCTCAACCGGTCCAACTAATATCCATCTAGTACCTGTAAATATACGCAGTTGTTGATTAGTAGTATCTACCCATAGCTCTCCTAGTTTGCTGGTTTCTACTGAAGGTTGACTAACTCCTTTTTGTATTCCGGATGCAGCTTTCCATGCAGTATTATCCCATATTTTTAGAGTCTGTGTGCCACCTGTGCTGTCATACCAAAGCTGTCCTTCTACAGGATTTACGGGCTGGTTGGTAGATGCAAAATTTTCTAAAAGTGATAAAAAATTCTCTGCGATGATCTGACCGTAACCTGTGACGTTTCTTCCAGGAAATGTCAAGCTGGTGTCTGTGCTAGAAGTATTATCAAATACCGTAATTGGACTTTTATTTTCTTTGTCTGTAAAATTAACAATATATGGCATGATTATATCTCAGTGAATCCGGTCAAACTCTGCACACGGATAGTGTAGTCAATTTGAAGCAGTCTGTTAAGACTTTTCTGCACGGGATGAAATACCACATGTGTGAGTAATTTTCCTTCAGAACCATCTTGGCCAATGCTTTTTAGTCCTAATTCATCGAACACAAATTCACCATTCATGTCAACACTGTTATCAAATGCTTCTTGTTCTAATGGTTCGCCGTAATCTAACAGGCAGCTGATCACAATATCACTGTAAGTTGCGCCGCTGATATGCCTAATTTCCATTTTATTTCTTACAGGATCTTGATTTTCAATAGCGTTTTGATCAACTACTTTTTGATAAGTTTGATTATAAAGACTAGAGTTAACACCAATAGTATTTGGTGTAAGGTAAGTTATAAGACCTGTAGGGTCTACAGTGGTTCCACCTGTGCCAAAAATCATCTGATATACGGTACCGTATCCTTGATTGCTAAGGCTGTTTACCATAGCTACGCTCATATTTTCATAGTGTATAGCGTTGCGTTTATCAACAAAAATTTCTTTTGTTTCAGGATCATGAATTTTGATGTGGCCTTCAAAATTAAATCCTCCTGTTTCATTAGGACGAGATTGTGTGTTTTGAACTGATTGATCTTGATTATTTGGCATTTTTATCTCTTTTTGTTCCATCATGTATTTATTCAGGTATCGTGGTAGTCTTTTCCACAATGAATTTAGCTATAGGAGTTGCAGTGTCTAATAAACTTATACCATCTGCTGCTGTGGTATTGCCCCTGGCATGCCAAGTTTGTCCTAGTCGTCTAATCACCGTCACCCTAGTTCCGGCAGGTAAAGCAGCGGTTAATCTAATTTGTTGTGAAATGCCGTCAACACTGAATTCCGCCTCTTGAGTTTGATCTGCCTCGGGACTTGCTGCTCCGTTGATTTCTAGATAGACATCCTGAGGATCTTTTTTCAATCTACGACCACCTGCAAATACTTCTATCTGATCGCAGGGCCCGTGTGTAGAAGGGATAGTATCTCTATACCAATCACCGATTCTTGTGCCTTTTAAGGGGATGAAATCTAATGGACCGATTAATAATGTGCTACCGTCGCTGGTAAAATCAATCCTCTGCTGATTTTCATTATACGGAATAACTTCACCGTACCCAACTTCAGCCAATACTGTGTCTATCGCATAGTTTTCCGCTATGCTTGTTCCTTGCACACCCCTGCGTAGCTGTCCAAGCACATTTCCTGTCTTGGTCATATATTCAATTCGCTCACCCCCAATAAACACAATGCCTGGTAAATTTCTAGATACAATTGGCTGGCCTAGTTCACTTGCATCCGACACTTCTATAGTGGTATCAAAATATCTTAATGGTTTAGTGAGTTTGCATGATGCTTTTGAAAATCTGTTAAAGTGGAATACATTTAACATGTCTTTGTGTATTTCATAAGCCGAAGGCAATTTAAAAATATCATTACCAAAAATTATAATTTTAACTCTGTCCTCGGGTATGGTCACGACATTGAGATATACTACAGCTCTTGGCAAATTTACAAAATAATCTTTTTCTTGGTGAAGTCTAGTGCCATTTACATATACCCATACATAACTTGCCGAGACAGGAATCTGAGCAAGTTGGTAATTAACTTTGCCGCCAGCAGTTTCATCCTGGATAATATTCATAGAAGGATATTCACCAAACCATGTGACAATCACAGAAGGATATGTCGAATCAGACAATGTGGAATCACCAGGAAACCCAAAATCAAATTCACTGTCAATTATTATATTATTTCCTTGTATAGAATACTGTGCATTCAAACTGTTTTCAATTTTTATTTTATCGCCTAATACTAATCTTTCTGGTTTGACTATCAATACCTTGTCGGGACCGTTGAATGTATAATCTATAACAAATACCCTAAGAATATTATTAATGTATACTTTGATGTCAGCAGGCAATATACTGCCTCCAGATACAAATGGGTCTGTACCAAGGGTGAACTGATTGTTTGTACCGTCATATATTACATAATTTGTGTCTGGTCCTATAAGCACTTGTCCATTCACTTCAACTATTGTTGAACCAAGCGATGACCCTCTTGCAAGCTCACTGAATCCATTGAGATCAAAACTACGTGTGCTGCCTTCATAATAAAAGGTCTGTGTGTTTACCTGAACTAGAGACACCCCCGACGAATCCACATCCGATGATGCTGATAGGCATGCTATTTTAATTACATCACCTAGTTGTGGAGTAACTGCAAATTCAACCAACGTTTTTCCTACGGCATCTATGATTTCAGTGCTGTTGCGAAATCCAACATCAACTTGAGATCCATTAAGTGTAACAAATACAGCACTAGTAACATCATACCCTGCATTGGTAAGAAATAATCCAGTTGTACCGTCGGCTACATAATTTTGATAGTCTAGTATACCAACACCACCGATCCCTATGCTTAAAATTTCAACCAATTCGCCGTCTGCTGGTGCTGAGATAAAATCTACATTTGCAGCAGTGAAATCTATGGTGTAGTGTTGTCCAAGAATTTTTGCAGTATTATCTACATAAACAAATATTGAAGAGTTTTCTAACACTGTTTGTCCCACAGCAAATACAGTGTCTTGACCGTTGGCAGTTGTAATCTTTGATTGTAATGCAGCTGCTCCGGACGGCTTGTTGTTATATACTTTGATAGATACGCTGTCTATCACCTGTCCCGGTATATTTTCTTCAGGTGCTGGAACATTTTCTTTGTCGATGAATTTTCCACCTGTAATGGCAATTTCTTCTGCAGTTGTGCCTGTGGCTGTAGCATAAGCAGCACTGATGGCTGACAACGATCCGCCGCTGAGTTTGGTATCTAAAATATTCTCATCGGTAATTGACACACTGCCATCACTTTCTTCAGGACGGAAAATCAACGTATCTCCATTGTTTACTAATAGATACTGACCTATTTGAATACCATCAGTGACACCGTTGCCTACGAATGTTGGCATTTCCGCTGCTGAATTAGTGCCTGTGCTTGAATCTAAAATACTGCTGCCGTCTACACCATACTGAATATAATTTTCATCATCTACCCGTACAGTGATGTTGGTATCTTTGCGTTTGATGTAAATGTTAATTTTCTGATCGGCAGCCGGTACATACGGTAATCTCACTGTGAATATTTCCCAGAACGCTTGCCACTCTTCTGATATAGTCGGGATGATTATGTTTCCTGCGGCGTCTACGCTGTCTTTCAGTGCTTTGTACAACACCCCATTAACTTCTAGAATTTCATTTTTCAAATATATTACTGTGGAATCTACAAATACCGTAATACCATCTACTATGAAATAGTAATCTGCGCTGGCTTCAACTGAATCCCAGCTGTCGGTAAACCACGGCAAGGCATCCCAACCACCAGTGACATCAAATGTTGTGCCTTGTATTCTCACGCCACCAAAATCAATACCTGTCATTAGTTGGTTCAGTTCTTTTCCTAGCATGCCTGCTTTTGGCGTGTAGATCTGTTGGATCCTGTTTACCGCATCAAACAATTCTATGTTTTTGTCATATATTACAGTGATTTCATCACCTATCAACGGGGCTTGATTAAACACTAGCTTTCCACGCAGCAATTTGTAACCACCAGTGTTTTGATAATACAATGATATCTGGAATTCACTGCCTAGAACCACTTGTGTTTTTTGTGTGGTGAATATTTTTCTAGTGACTCTGATTCGATTTTTATCATTCGTCGGTGCATAATTCAAAAAGAATACAGCACTACTGCCACTGGCAGTAAATGTCTGTGTCTGCGAAAAATTCTCATAGATCCCGTTGGTAGAAAGTCTATCAAATTTCAAAGACACATCAAACACACGCACTTGAGAATTGCCTATGATTGCAGTGGCTCGAGCGGGCACGGCAGTAGATGAGTTTCCTCCTACTAATGTAACTGTCGGAGCTGTGAGATATCCCATGCCTTGAGTCAACATCTGTATACCAGACACTCTACCATTTGAAATAAATGCACGGGCTGTTGCTCCGACACCGTTTCCTTCTATCAATACCTTGGGTGGAGTGAGATATTCTGTGCCTTGCTGGTACACTTCTATAGCTGTAACTTCGAAGCCTTTATTATCTGTCCACCATTTCCATGGGTACTGTGATATTTCAAAAGACGTAGAATTGACCGGGTTGGCTCGGCCGTCAAATATAGAATATGCTGGTGGTAAATCAAAGTCAGCTACCGCTGATGCATATGATTCTGGTTGGTCATATCGACTTACATATTCTCTAACTGTGGTTCTAAAAGGTTTAACTTCGTTGATATACTCCTGATAACTTGATAAATTATCATTCTTATAACTTGGCGGGCTTGCTAGTGGTCCTATATTATGTGTGGCGTTGAGAAAACTGGTCTTGAAAACCCAATCAACATATTGTTGCTCGCTGAGAACATGTCTAATAGAGGCAAAGAACAGCTTATTCCATTCAACCGCATAATCCCCCACAAATATATTTTCTTTTACTGCTGCGAAAATATTTCTGAGTTCTTGCGAATTTTCAATGTCATAGGTTGTGGTATCAAATGCCTGGGTGTTGTCGAACCCTACCCCGGTTACCCCTGCATTGTATAGTGCAGAGTCAAGTTGTATCGTGCCATTTTGTCTACCAACCAATAGATACTTGTCTAAAAACGTTTGACCCGTTTCTTGTATTCTTTCAAATATTGCCCATCCGCCTGCGGCATATTCTTTAACTTTTATTATATCGCCTATAATTACAAGGTCATCAATTACTTCAAAAATATTAGAATATTCTCTGATAACACGTAGATTTACACTGTATCCAAGTTTAAACCAATCTACTTTATTCCAATATGTTGTTGTGTCATATGCTTGTGATCTACTACGGAAATATGTCTTGCGTTGATCATCCCAAGAATATATGCTCCAGAAATTATTCAGCGTTGCATCATTGTTTACTAACACAGAAAAATATCTTACCTCAACTTTGATCACGCTGTATTTCTTACCACGATTAGTAACTACTACAGCAATTACCCTGCCTTGTCCATCAATGTGACATATTGCGGTGGCATTCAATCCATCGCCGGTGATTATCACTGGAGGACCGATATAAATTCCAGATTGTTCTTGATCAAATAATTCTTTAGGCTTGTAACCATATCCCGGATCTATTATATCTATTGTGTCTAATTCGCCATTGATTAAATTACCACGAAGCACAGCACGTTTTGTATTCACCGTGCCGACTGTCTGCAGATCTATTTCAGTGTCTACTGCAATATCATATATATTGAGAACAGCACTAGGAGCTGCATCTACTTTGTTTAAATTGATGTATTCTATGGTTTCAGCAAAGGTTTCATTTATCAATATCTTATTGATATATTCTATAACAATTTGTAATGCCAACAGCCTATTCACAAACATAGACTGACGTGGCCTAAAATCTATACCATATTTTTGTTTAGCTGGAAGATTTATATCAGGTATTGTATTTCCAACTATATCCGAACCAACAAGACTGTCAATCCATTTATTCTCTAACTTAGCAGAAGGCACATTATCAGCCACTCCCTCTGTGAGCAGTTGGTATTCGTTATGGATCGGATTCTGTGATTCCAAGCTGTTGTTTATTTGTAGGTTGAGCAATGCTGTATCGGACAGCATTATGGTTTTGAAATTGTATGTAAGGAACTTATTGGATTCTATCAATGCTACAAAAGCAAGGTTCGATCCTGCTGGATTAGAAATTAATCCAGCCACATCTGCGGCAGATTTTGTTCTGCCTGGCATGTTGTTGGGAATAACCGCTTTGCTTCTTACCCAATAATAATATAATGTTTCCGCTACAAGTCCAGTAGTTGGGCTAAAGAAAAATTTTACACTGTAAACATCATTGTTAGGATATAACGGTTGACCGCTAATTCCTTGAACAAGTCCTGCATTTGTATCTGCTAAAGCTGCCCATTCGTTGGGCAACAGCACTGTCTCAACCCATTCATACACATCTATGCTTGAGCCCGTTACCTGTTGATTCCAATTCCCTGTTTTATACGCAGAGTCTTTTTGTTCTGCATATTGAAATTTTGCAGTGCTGGTATTCCACCATAGTTTTCCTACATTTTTTTCTAGCCAGTTTATAGTCGTATCTACTACCACTTCAGCTGTGCCTATTGAATACACCGCAGGATCGTATGGTGTTTTATACTTAATTTCTTGTTCTGCAATATTGAGAATTTTTCCCCTTGCAGCGTCAATGAAATCTATGTCTTGTATCTTTACATTTTTTACATTATCATAGAGTTCAATTTTTTTAATTTTTCTTAAATCTACCAATGGTTGTTGGCTTGTAAGCACAGACCAACTTGCATCTGCACTGGCTGTAAACAAACGAGCTGTGCCTTCATATGCGTTTGAGTCTGTGTTTTTAAAGTATGGCGATCCTACTAGTAATTTTGTACCTACACAGTCTATGCTGTGCCCGAATGATTCATCTGCCTGTAAATCACTGTCTAGTTTTTCTGTGAGAAAGAACAACTGATCTTTGTTGTCAAATACATAGACACCGCCAGTGAACCCTTGCTCGATGTAAAATCTTGTTCTTGCATTATCAAATGTTGTGCCTTCTAATATATCAAAACTAATAGGAAAAGGAGTTTTGGTATTTCTAGCACCAACTGCTATTTTGGACTTGTCTGGACTTATCGAAACAGCAAAACCAAAATATTCGTTGGCGTAGATTTCATAACTCTGCAGGCGCTGTTTAACACGGAATTCAGTTGTTTGTTGATCTAGTTCTAGAACATAAACAGCACCCTGGTCTTGATAATTCACATCCGACCTTGGACTAGAAACCACAAGAGTGTTTCCGTTGGAATCTAGATCCATAGCAAAGCCAAATTGATCTCCTGTGCTTATCACCAGTCCAGAATCTATATCAGTAAATGATGACAGTGTGCCTGCATTGATCATCTGAACAAATTCATATGAATCATACACTGTTTTCTTGTAAACAAAAATTTTACCACTTGATGTTGTGGTGCTGTCTCCTACCTGTTGCCAATTGGCACTCGATGAAGGATCTTCATTGTAGCTGCGGTATGTGCTGTCTGGGCCTAAAAATGCATCTCCCAATTGATAATATTGATAAGCAGTGCCAGGCGATCCCTGGAATCTCACTGTTTCTCCTTCTACATATTCAACATCAGCTCGCCATACTCCGCGATAATTAGCAAAGTATTGTCCATCGCTGTCTGGAGCGCCTATAACTAAAATGCTGCCGTCCCTACTCATGGCCATAGAATATCCAAACTGGTCGCCCTGCTTGATTAATTCTGCTTTTTGTGAATTAGTTAATAGGCCTGTGGTAGTAAACTCCTGGGTAGATCCGTCGTCTTCTACAGAGATGTTAGTTGGTAGAGAGCAATGCGTTGATATATCGCTGACTTTGAGCCAATTCTGTGAATCAAGTGTGATGGTGCTGCCATCTGATGTTGACCCGTCTAGACTCTGCCATAGATTACCTCGCACTGTTTCTGAAATAGGATCTTGTGCTGCCTGCCATACTATTTCATCTTGCTTGTAGGAATCGGTTAGATTGTAGATACCTCTGTAAAGAGGATTCTCCATGTGTGTCCACTCTGTGCCTGTGTGCTTGATAAGATATACTCTGCCTGTGTTATTGTACGATCCTACAGCAGATACTGCTAGATAATATTCGGTTCCGTTTACACCAATGGTAATTTCAGATCCAAATTTTTCATTGTCTATTGGTCTCGGGCTCACAAATGTTTCGATGTTAACATATCTTCCGCTGACAAATTCGTATACAGCAACCATGCCCTGTTGATAATAACCGGGGTTGGGTGCTGACGTTTCAGCAGGGATAACAGTGGTATGTGGAACCCAGT